TCCGGGCGCGGTTGAATAAAGAAAGAATATATCCCCGTATATAACCACCCCAGCGGAACAGAAACGAACGCCAAAGCCCCCAGCAGGACAGCCAAAGAAGAAGAACAACGGAGAAGGACGAAGACCACCAGCGGGAAGCACTGACCGGAAGAAAAGAGCGGCGGCGAGGGAAGGGAAGGAGAGTCGCCCGGCGGCCTATGTTCCGGGCCGAACAGCGGACAGACGGCGACCGGCAGCGGCGGCGGGTGCCCCCGGCTCCATGCCCTGACCATCCGGCAGGCGGCAGCCACCACCGACAAAACAGCCAAAACCGGCGGAAATCGTCAAATCAGAGACCGAAAGGGGGGCGAAATGAAAGAGAACTTGCAAAAATCGGAACATTTGTTTACATATTAGAACAATATGGAAAGGAAAGCATCCCGGCGGCGGGTGCATTTCCTGCAAAACCCGGCGGAAATGGACGGCACCGGCACCCGCTGGACACCACCGGCACCACCTGACCACCACCAGGGCGGCAACCCCGGGGGAGGTTTACAAACCGGAAGGGCAAAGCCTTTTCTCCATGCTACGCAACTCTCCCCCCCGCTCCCATGTTCCCCACTCCGGCACACCCATCCGCGCTTTTCACGCAAGTTACCGGCAAGTTAGGGGGAGGGGGGTGGTTTTGAAACCGGGTCGAAAAAACGAAACGGTCAAAAGGCCGAGGTCGAAAAATAAAAATTTCGGCGGGCGCAAGCGCCATATATGTGAGGGGGAGGCGCGGCCTTTGTACGGCGGTGGTGCGAGGGCGGCGGCATGGTGTTGACACGGATGTTATATGGGGGTGAAAAAGTTTTTCTGTTTCCCTTGACACGGCGATTAAACTACCGGTTGCCAAAGGGCCGGGAACGAGTTACCGGCAAGTTAGAGGAGGTGGGGCTGAATGCTTCTGGTCGAGATTGCGGCGCAATACGCAGAGAGCGCCGAGAGAGTGCGGATGCAGATACAACGGATACGGACGGTAGAGGCACCATCCCCGTACATAGAAAATAGGCTGCGCAAGGTGTATCGCGAGCTGCGGCGTGCGGAGAAAGCCTGCCGGTCATATTACGAGAGGGGGTATTGGCTCGATGAGGAGTTAAGAGCCGACTATGCCGCGAGAAACTGTTATGGAAAACCTGTTGGGCGCACAAAGGTTTCGGGACGAGACGGCAGAGGGCAACGCGGAAAGGCTTCTTCGGCTGAAAAGAAAACTGCCGGCGGCGCTGTCCAAGTTGCCGGAGAAACAGCGGATGTACTTATTGGCGTACTATTCGGAGCACCTGACAATGGAGCAGCTGGCGGAGCGGTTCGGGGTAAATAAATCGACGGTGAGCCGAAGCATACAGCGCGGCAAGAAAAAACTGCAGGACTATCTACAGTTCTGCCTGTGATGGGAGTGGGAACGAGATACATGGGACGGATAAACCAGCCGCTGACGAATGAGGCGGCAAGGAAACTGATGGCGCTGGACGTGCAGGACAAGGAGATACTGACCTACGAAAAGCTGGACGAGTGGTACACCGCATGGGGCGGGCAGTGCTATGTCAGCTTCTCCAGCGGAAAGGACAGCACGGTGCTGGCGTATCAGGCGGCGCGGTACCTGTCGAGATTCAGGACACCGCCGTGGGAGCTGAATCTGGTGTTTGTGAACACGGGGTTGGAATATCCGGAGATACAGAAGTTCGTCAATGAGTACGCCGACTGGCTGCGGAGGGAGTTTCCCCGCGTGACTGTCAATCTTGCACGCCTGCGTCCGAAGATGAACATTCGACAGGTGGTAGAAAAGTACGGGTACAGCATCGTGAGCAAAGAGGTTGCAAATTGCGTTTGGCTGGCTCGAAAGAACGGAAACGAAACGCGCATGGCTCGTTTACGCGGTGAGTTGTTGGACAGTGACGGCAATCCATCCGCGTACAACTGCGAAAACTGGGCTTTTCTTTTGGACGCGCCGTTTCTTGTATCGTCTGAGTGCTGTCGGATCATGAAGAAAAACACAGCGCATAAGTACGAAGCGGAGGTAAAACAAAAGCCCATCGTTGCGACAATGGCGGACGAAGGGCGGCAGAGATTCCAAAAATGGACGGCGACCGGATGCAACGCCTTTGAGGGAAAGCGACCGATGGGCAAGCCTATGAGTTTCTGGACGGAGCAGGATGTGCTGCGGTTTATCGTGGAGCGCAACCTACCCTACGCCAGCGTGTACGGCGACATCGTAGCCAGCGACGGCGAGAACGACTACGGCGCGACGCTGATCGACTGCAAACTGCACTGCACGGGATGCCAGAGAACGGGCTGTATGTTCTGCGCGTTCGGGGCGCACCTCGAAAAGGGCGTCAACCGCTTTGAACGCATGAAACTGACGCACCCGAAGCACTACCAGTTCTGCATCGGCGGTGGTGCATTCGACACGGATGGACTGTGGAAACCCACGAAAGACGGCCTCGGCTATGCGCGGGTGCTGGACTACATCGGAGTGAGGTATTGAGATGGGGGCTGGATATGCGGAGAAGAGTGCGCTTTTCAATGAAGTTCAAAAGGCACTGAAAGCCCTCAATCTGAGGGCGAAGCAGTACGGCGTTGACGAAGTTTATAACTGGTGTAAGTTCGTTCTTGGCGCGAAGCCGGGGAGCTTTACCGAGGGGCAGCAGATCGCGGCGGCGTTCTTCATGCAGACCGTACACAAGTTCCTTGATGGCCTTGCAGATGTGCGCGATATAGGCGGGGCAGAACCCCGGCCGACATTTATGGAGTTCAAGCCGAAGGTGACATACCGCCTTGACGAGCAGATCTGGTGGAAGTTGCTTCAGGCGCGAGCGCTTGGAGGTGAGATGATATGTCATCAATAAACCGTAGGCTTACTGAGAACTTGAGAGAGCATTACACGACAGGCATGGGCGGTATGAGCCGCCTGATTTTTACTGAGGCGTGGCACTTGCACACCAAGCGGTTATACGGCTGGGAACCGGCGGCGTATATTCCTGCACCGCGAGATGGCGATGTCGCCGTTATATGGAACCGGAGAATGTGTCATTTGCTTGCGCTGCAGAGCCACAACGAAGGAAATCCTTACGGGTATATCTTCTGGGAATGGTATGCGAGAGAATTTGAAAAGAGCTACAAGATGCGCGTGAGCAACAGGCCAAACCGCATGATGACCTTTGCGCCGGAGATAAAGTTCCGAGGGGAACCGCTGGATATGAGGATGGCGAGGATGATGGAGGAAAGACATGGATAGTTTACAGGCGAGCCGCATAGCGGGCGGCAACAGCGCGATTGGCAGAAGGGAGTCGGATTTTTACCCGACGCCGCCGGAGGTAACGGTGGCTCTGCTGGACTTCCTCCGTCTGCCGGAGAGCACGGTGATCTGGGAACCGGCGGCGGGTGAGGGGGATATGGCCGGTGTGCTTCAGACGTACTTTGAGACCGTCTATACAACGGACATTCTGGATGGGACGGACTTCTTGAAGTCCAGCATTGACGCAGTTGATTGGATTATCACGAACCCGCCTTTCTTGCTGGCGGAGGCGTTTATCCGCAGGGCATCGGAGCTGGGCAAACCCTTTGCGTTTCTGGTGAAGTCACAGTTTTGGCACGCGAAACGCCGCTTATCTTTGTTTGATGAGTTCCCGCCCAGTTACATTCTGCCCCTGACATGGAGGCCGGACTTCTTTTTCAAGGACGGTCACGGCGGCAGCCCATTGATGGATGTGATGTGGTGTGTTTGGCTCATGCCGCACATTAAGGGAACGCAGGCGGTGTACAGACCGTTGGAACGACCGAAAGGAGAGATAGAAACATGAGCGTATGCGGAAGATGCGGAAAGGACTTTGATGCGACAACAGCCGGTTCAAATATTTTCTGCCCGGACTGCTGCCGAGAGATTGCGTGGGGCGGTTTTCAGCGCCTTGAGATTCTTGAAAAGTCTGCCGATAAGCCAAAAGCGGGAGTGATGGGCGGTATCAAGGACAGCGGGGAGCGTACCACCTTCAGCACCGGGGCGCAGCGGGATATGCACAGCGGGAAAGGCCGCATGGATCTTCTGCCGTGGGCGGCGATTATCGAGGTAAGCAAGCACTGCGAGGCAGGGGCACTCAAGTATGGGACGCATAATGTCGATAAAGGCATCCCCACCAGCAGCCTGATGGACAGTGCCATGCGACACGCGGCGAAGTATCTGGACGGACAGGAGGACGAGGATCACCTGCTGGCGGCGGCGTGGAACCTGTTGTGGGCAATCGAGATGCGCTGCAAGAAACCTGAGTGCGTAGATACGCCGTGGAGGGAGGAAAATGTATGAGCAAGGCCGTGATGATAAGCATTCGACCGGGGTGGTGCGAGAAGATTGCCGGCGGCGAAAAGACCATTGAGGTGCGAAAGACGCGCCCGAAACTGGAAACGCCGTTTAAGTGCTATATCTACTGCACAGTGGGAATGGCTGGGTATGAAGAACTCTGGGTTCTCGATGCTCCGTCAAGAGAAAAATATTTAATTACGGCGGTATGTGCTTACTTACAGAGAGCAGAAGGAGCGAGCAAGGGAAATCGTAAGGTCATTGCCGAGTTTACCTGCGACCGAATTTATGAGCTGGAAACGCGCTCACCCGGCGGCAGTTACTATGTCAAAGGTGAGGATCAGCCGACAACAAACGATGTGGCGCGGCAGTCGTGCCTTACTCTCAAAGATATGCACGAATATCTGCAATCGAAGGTCGGTTACGGCTGGCATATCTCCAACCTGAAAATCTACGATACGCCGAAGGAGTTGAGCAAGTTTCCGCGCCCGTTTGAAAACTGCATAGACAAGGTGTGTGATGAATTTGGGTGTGCATCATGCGAAAATGGCGGTCATATCAAGCGTCCGCCGCAAAGCTGGTGCTATGTAGAGGAGGTGGAGTGATGGAACGACTGACGAAGCGCGACACCGATGGACAGGCAATGATGGACTGCCAGAAGTGCGAAGCGGATTGGACGGGTAAGCATGGTAAGCCGATGGCTGACTGCACCGCGCTGTACTGCCGCAATCGACTCAAGGATCTCCTCGCCGCCTACGAGGACACGGGGATGACGCCGGAGGAAATCGACATGGATCACGAAGCCGCAGAGACGCTTCGCCAACTGTGCCGAGGCTGCGATCTTGACCGGTTGGAGAAACTGGCCGAGGCCGACAAGGACGGTCGCGTGGTGGTGCCGCCTTGCAAGGTGGGCGATAGGCTTTACGAAGTAACGGGTCGAAAAACGATCAGTGTGTATAAAGTTAGAGCTATCCGCGTGGAATTGTTCAGCTTGTTTATCGAGTGGGACATTGTAGAAGGGTTTGTTTGGCAATCGCTGGCAGGTATAAACGCCGGAGAAATCGGCAAGACCGTATTTCTGACCCGCGAGGAGGCGGAGAAAGCGCTGAAGGAGGTCGAGCAGAAATGATATACACCTTTCATGCGGGAGATTATGCGAGGTTGGAACGCGCCGATGGCACATTATCCAAAACGCTTACCGGATATGTGTTTTCTTACGAGAGGTCAGGGCGGTTTCACAGTTTCATTTTCAAGTGGGACGATGGGACGCAGACGGGCTGGAGTGGCAATATAGAGGATCTGCCGCAGAATTTCACTCGCATTGGCAAGTACGATTTTGCGTGGCTAAGAGCGGTAAGGGATTGCGGATATGCGGAAAAGGATGAGCTCGACAAGATGAGCTCCACGAAACTGTTGATGATGCCGGAGTACCTGCGCGAGGGAGACTTTGTGGAGACTGTGGATGGCCGGGTGGGGTACATCAAGAGCATCTGCCGGTGTGAGAAATGCCGGGAGCGTGGGTTCTATGAGCCGATCGTACATTTTACGGACGGTGAGGAGGACTGCATCACCAAGTACGAGGCGGAAAACGGCTTCAAGGGCTATAAGCGCATCGGGCGGTGGGAGAATGAGAAAGCAGTAGTGCAGAAGCCCAAGGAGATTCTTCACTGCGGGAGCGTGCGTAAGTCCGAAAACGGGACTATGAGATACGCGCCAGACACGCAAGTCATGCAGGATAAGATCAACGAACTGGTAGACGCTGTAAATGAACTGCGAAAGGAAAAACAGAAATGAAGTGCGAATTTCATGTAGGCGATTATGTTGAAACTAAGGATGGCACCATTGGATATATTACCGAGACAGGTGTCAGTTATATACCGTATTTTAAGTGGACTAGTGGTGGGATCGAGAGATTCCAGGAACTTGCTCAAACTGCGGAAGAAGTGGCACGTATATTGTCAAAACTGTATAACCGTGTCGGCCAGTACGATTTTACCCATCCTGATGAGCTGGAAAAAATCCAAAGGTTGCATGGGACACAGACACGCATAACTTTCCGCAACGAGGATGGGGTGTTCGTCGATCTCGGCTTTATGCGAGACAAAATCAACGAACTGGTGGATGCCGTAAATGAACTGCGAAAGGAAAAACAGAAATGACGGAACGAAAGGTGCTGATCGTCCGCGTGAAGGGCGGTATGCAGATAGTGCAGGGCGTAACCAACTATATCATAGAGGGGCTGGTGCGGGGCGTGCTGGTGCTGCCGGAGGAGGTCATCACGTCCTACGCCATTGAGGAGTTTCCTGCGCTGGGCGTGGAGAATGAGGACACCATCTATACGGTCGTGCCGGAGGGCGTACCGGTGATAAAAATACTCAACAAGGACGATGTTCGCCCCATTGGCGCGTTTGTGCAGGTACAGGAGGAAAGCGAACAGCGCGATGGCAGCGAAGACCCGCCAGAACCCGCACCGCAGCCGACCGAACCCACCACGCCGTTTAAGCCCAAGGGCGCGATGGCAGAGATCAAGCGGGAGGTTTTTATACGGCTGCAAGCCTACCAGCAAAGAACGAAACTTGGCTGGGCACAGAGAGTGTCCGACGCTACCGGCGGCAAGGTGGCCCCTGACGTGGTGCGGCGTGGCCTGCTGGAGGCGCGGGACATCGGCGTTGACCGATGGAAACTCATCGGAAAGGCTCTGGACAAACTGGAGGAGGAAATGGAGAAATGAAAATCTATATAGCAGGACGTATCACAGGCAATCCGCATTATAAGGCACAGTTTAAGGCTACAAAAACCATGCTGCAGGAGGCGGGGCACACCGTCCTAAATCCGGCGGAGCTTCCGGAGGGCATGAAGCCGGCCGACTATATGCGTATTTGCTTCGCCATGTTGGAGAGAGCCGATGTGGTTTTTTTCCAGCTCGGATGGCAGGTGAGCAAGGGGGTAAAATTGGAGTACGACTATGCGAGATACATCGGGAAGGACGTCATTACCGTTGACCCTCTTTCACGGGTTGACACTTACGACATCCTCCGCGCTGTAGCTTCCGTTGAGAAAAGGATGCGTGAAAGGAAAGAACTCCCCAATGGATAAGGCCATCTGGACGGTTCGCACCGCCAAGCTGTGCCCCAAGTGCATCAAGGAGATGGAAGCGGAGTACATCGTGTACCTGACGCACGAGCAGCAGAGGAACCCGATGAGGGATAAAGCAATGCGCGGATTCTGCGATCGCTGCCACGAGGAAAGTTTTATGCTTCGGATGCGCCAGTACACCATGAACGGCAGGACACTGCGGGCGAAGGGACTGGATAAAAAGTGGAGGGAGTACATGGAATGAGCACGCAGATCGCATTGAGCGTGGACTGCATGGAGTATATGCGGACGCTGCCGGATAAGGCGTTTGACCTTGCCATCGTAGACCCGCCGTATGGCATCGGCGAGGACGGCGGAAAAAGCCGAAGCAAATTCGTGACACAGAAAAACGGAAATCGGCTGTATGTAGAGGATGGGCATTACGAAAAGACTGGTTTTGATATTGCACCGCCCAGACAGGCGTTTTTCGACGAACTATTCAGAGTAAGCAAAGCGCAGATCATTTGGGGAGCAAACTACTTCACGCTGCCCCGCGCTGGAGCTATCGTGTGGGATAAGTGCAACGATGGTTCAGACCAATCTGACGGAGAGATTGCCTTCAATTCTTTGACAAGCCGTGTAGATATATTCCGCTATATGTGGCGCGGGATGATGCAGGGGAAAAGCATCTCCGAGGGAACGATCCAGCAGGGCAACAAGGCGCTGAACGAAAAGCGGATTCATCCCACGCAAAAGCCCGTGGCATTGTACGAATGGCTGCTGCAAAAGTACGCAAAAGAGGACTGGCGCATACTGGATACGTACTTGGGCAGTGGAAGCAGCAGGATAGCGGCCTACAACCTCGGATTTGAATTTGTGGGGTGCGAGATCGATCCGACATACTTTCAACTGCAAGAGCAGCGGTTTGCGGAGCATACGGCACAGGTAAGGATGTGGTAGAAGTGAGGGAAAATAACGCATGAACCAGTACAACAGAAAACCCAGCGGGAAACTGGAGGTATGTCCCCACTGCGGAAGAGACAGTGGGGAGCGCAAAATCGGTATTCATGTGCCGGAACGGTACTATGTGCGCTGCGCGAGTTGTGGGTTCACCTTGTCTGGGTGGAGCCAGAGCGCCGCTACGGCAAACTGGAACAGGTTGAGCAGGAAGGTGAGAACATGAAAAGCAAATGCTGTGTTGGCTGCAAGTGGCACGAGGAATGGACGTGGGCGTGTTTCAACGGAGACAGCCCCTATTGCGCCGATTTTGTAAACTGCGGGTGTCCGCTGTATGAGGAGAAAGAGAAGGAGGGCGAAGAATAATGGGACTTTGCGCTCGTGCGAAAGGGCTGACCGATGAGACTGGTTTTGACTGTGGGTATCTTACATACGGCACGTTTATCCTTGAACTGATAAAGGTTGCCTACGGCCAGCAGTGCCACAACATTTTCAAGAGAAATATGCTCCGCGGTGCGCCCTTTTCTGATGCAGAAGTAGAATACTGGAACGCGCACTGCAACGACGATCTGGACATCCTGATTTTTCATTCAGACTGCGGAGGCCAATTTACCCCGCAGGAGTGCCGCAAGATATACAACGCCATGAAGGATTTGAAGTCCGATATGATGGGGCACAATTACCATGTGATGAAACCCTACAATATGTTTGAGCACTGGAAAGCAATGTTCAAGCATTGCGCTGATCGCAGGGTAAATTTGTACTATACATGAGGAGCGTTATTGTTGATGAGTAAAAGGGAACAGATAGTCTATAAGGCCATGAGCGATAACATCACACGTGCTGCCGCTCTTGGCTTATGCCCCGGACCGTTCGTAGCTATGCGGGCAGAGTACCGGCGCGTTGTGCGTCGGGAGCAGACACACTTCCTGTTAGAGTTCATGCTGCTGACGCTTCTGATCTTCGCGCTGATCGCTCCGTGGAGAGCCAGCGCGGACACGCCGCACACCGTTTTGCGGGTGGAGTGGGGCGAAGATACTGACAGCCGCGATACGATTGTAGAAGAGGATCCCGATGAGTCGGAACGCATACTGGAAGCTGTCAAGGCAAAAAGCAACGTGCTGGAGGACTGCATTATTACCGGCTACTGCGCAGACTGCGTTGAGAAGTACGCGCACATGAACCGGGACGAGTTCGGCCGGGTGTTGACCTCCAGCGGCCAGTGGGTATATCCCGGCTCTTGCGTGGCGACAGACCCGGACGTGATACCGACCGGCAGCACAGTCATCATCGGAGACAAGACATACATCGCCCTGGATGTGGGCGTAATAGGAAAACACGTTGACATACTGATGACCCATGAGGAGGCCGCCGTGGCGGGTGTCAGGAGAGAAACGGTGTGGTGGTGTGAGGAATGAAAGAGTCGGCTTCGTATGGGGCTGGTTCTTTCGTGTCGAATCTCGTGTCGAAAATCATTGCATTTTTTTGTTGCACGAACCAAAAATATTCGCATTGCCTTGCATATTTTTTTGATGCAAAAATCCCGCAAACCCGCACGAATACAAGGAAAGCCCGCAACCACAAGGGTTGCGGGTCTTTCACCTTTATGGTGGAGCTGAGGGGAGTCGAACCCCTAAAAATGGGATTAAACCCCGCATGAATACGTGCTTTCTGATTTTCGTATTGAAATTCGTATCGAAAACTAACATTCGTTTTTCCCCTTGAGGATTTTCCCGACGGGGAGTTTTTCTGCGGTACGGTAGAACTTCGCCATCTTGTTTTCCGCCTTTAACCGGTCCCGCTGGGCGAGGTGAAGGTAAATGTCGTGTACGGTGGAACTGTCAGACCAGCCGCCCATACTCATGACCTCAATCTCCGAAAGACGCAGATGATAGCCAAGAGATGCGAACGAATGCCGCAGACAATGCTCCGTGATATTTGGAAGTCCCTGCTGCTCTGCAATAGTGCGTATGTGCCGGTTGATGGTGCTGTTGGCTTGCGTTACGACGTAGCCGTCTTTTGACTGCGCCTCAAGCAGTTCTCTAAGCCGGGGTATCATGATGGGGACAGTGCGTGCGGACTGCCGCGTTTTATTGCGTTGCTTGAACACCTCTTTGTTGTGTTCGTCCCGAACGACTGCGCCGGATACAAAGATGCTGCTTTTTTTCATGTCAAAACTGTCTGGGAAACGCAATGCCCTGATTTCTGACATTCGCAAACTGTGTAGGCCGAGAAGCATTGCCATTTCGCAGGTGTCGCCCTTTGCAGCCTCGCAGAAAGCGATGATCTGCTGCGGATCAAGGAACTCTCGCTCATTTTTCTCCGGCACAGGAAACAGGACGCGGGGGACGGGAATCTCATTTACGCGCATGATGACAGTCATAAGCCCCCATGCGTTTTTTACGGACTTGTCGGAAAGGCTGGAAAGTGCTGCGTTGATCTCCGCCTGCCAGTTGACCTGTGCGCTCATAGGCTTTTGCATGATATTATGAAAGCGGTTGCGCTGTATAACACGGTAGCCCCGGACGGTTTCCGGCGATAGCGATTCAGATCGGTCGGCGATATAGGCGTCTATCGCCTTGGACCATGTTAAGGACGGCAGTTTCTTTTGCTGCTCCACAAACCCTGCGCGGACGGCTTTTGCTTTCGCAATACAGCGGTCTTTTGTCGTTTCTGTGACAGATCGCTTTTCGGCGGCAAGATATATATGCCAGCTGCCGGATGGAAGCTGCTTCGGCTCCGGCACCTTGATAACGCCGTCCTTTTTGCGCTCCCGCACCTGCTTCTGGCCGCACCAAGGGCAGAACGTGGCGTTGTCGGGGACTTCGCGCTTACAGGACTTGCATTTCGTTGACATTTTGATATTTTCGTGTTACCCTACCGTTGTAGGCTCCTTTCTTTAAGACTCGTGATGGTGTTGGCGGGAATAGAGCTTATATGGAAAGGCCGTCCGATTGGGCGGCTTTTTCTTTTTTCAACAAAAATTAACAAGAAACTTGTGAAAAGTGTGCATTGAATCCAATAAACTTGTGGAATATAATGTAGAACACAGTAGAACTGTTGTTCTACTTTCGAAGTGAGGCCTCTTTTGCAGTATCGCGCAGCACGAAGTATCCGACAATGCTGCACACGCCAATAGAAATAGACACAAGAAGGATAACAAGCCACGCAAACGCTGAAGGTCCATCTTGGAGGATGAAGCCGGCACGGGGATTGCGGAAGTCGAAAAAAAGATAAACAATTAAGAACAGGGATAGGATCGCGGCAAAAATTGAAGAAAACACAGACCAGCGTTTGTAATGATCGCGCTGGCGGATAACGGCATCCAAGCGCTGGGTGCAAAGTCCGTTGACCTGCTTCAGGCGCACCACGTCGCCGGAGCTGACGGCGTTATCCAGTTCCAGCTCGTGGATGCGTTCCTGCATGGCGGAGGGAGCTGATGCGGGAGGCTGGATGTCAAACACTTGGTCTGCGGATATGCCGATGGCTTTCATCACGGCTACAGCATCGTACAGTTTTGGATCGCGCTCTCCGGACTGCATTTTGCAGACGGCGGAATAGCTGATGCCGGACAGTTTGGACAGTTCCTCGTTGGTGATGCCCTTGTCCATTCTGGCTTTATGGACAAGGGCAGGGAAGTCCTGAATATGCTGCGCGATTTCCTGAATTTCTGACATGATTTCCCCTTTCTATCGGTAACGGATACTATTTCATCCGCTGCGGATCTTATTTCATCCGTAGATTTCCGTATTTGGGTAGCAGTTTCCCCAACATGGATCGGTCTCAGAGCGCCAATTACCCAAATTGGGGAGTGATTCCCCAAAATGAACGTAGACACTGCGGCGCACATAGAGTACGATTAAACCAAGCAAACGCCACAAAACGACATACGAGGGGGCAGAGAAATGAACGAACAGGAAGCGAAGAAACTGGTCTCCACCCTGACGATGGAGGAAAAGGTCAGGCTTTACGAGCTGCTATCAGCGCTGCAGCAAAGCCCTGCACCTGCGCCAGTTCAGTAGGCGTAAGAGAACACAGCAACTTAACAAGGGCGGAATCGAGTTCGCTTTCCATCTGGGAAGCGGGCTCTTTTTCTTTTTCATCGCCGTAAAGTTCGGTCAGCAAATAGGAGACGTCAATCTCCAGAACGCGCGCAATAGCGCGAAGAGTGTCCATTGATGGTTTGGTCTTTCCTTTTTTGTAAAGAGCCATTGCCGACGGAGTGATGCCGGCAGTTTCATAGAACTCGGCTTTTGTCAGCCCCTTGGCTTTGCATAATTGCCAAATCTTGTAAACGAACAGTTCACCATTCACAAAAGTATACCTCCAAAATTGTGCATTGCTACAAACATTGAAAAATGGAGTAGATCGCTCTTGAAATTGAGCAAATATTGAGTTAATATAAAGACACACAAAAGAAATCGAGCAGATATAGAGAGATGCTTCACCAAAATCAAGCGGAATTTGCTAAGTTATTTGAACAGACAACCACATAATAAGGCGAATTTCAGGAAAAGTCAAGTATTTCTCGATTATTTTTGATGGGAGATGAGAGATTGAGTTATAAGGAGCAAAGAAAGAAAGCCGGATATTCGCAGAAAACGGTGGCAGATCTGCTGGGGATAAGCGTTTCGGCGGTGAGCCTTTATGAGACAGGCAAGGCTGATCCTTCGGTGGCAGTTCTGCACAAGTTGTCTGCACTGTACCGCTGTACGCTGGATGAATTGATGAAGGGAGAGGGGAGAAAATGCCGAGAGTGAAGTATCTCTCCACGGTAAACCAGACGGAGCAGAAGGTCGTGGAGCTTCTGTACGGAGCAATGGAGCGGGAGGGCTTGCAGAGGCGGGACGTGGCTGCCGCGTTGGGAATGACGACAGCTACGCTGCTTCGTCGTAGGAAATCCCCGCTGGACTTCACGCTGGGAGAGCTGCAAAAGGCTTGCCGGACACTGCACATCCCCATAGACGATCTGCGGTCGGCCATCACGCTATGAGCTGGCGGTGCAGGATATGCGGCGTGAGGTTTGACGCGCCGGTGATCCGGGAGAGGAAAGAGAACCTGGACGGGGAGAACGGCATAGAGGTACGCCGGGATATGTATTGCCCGGTGTGCGGAGAGCCGTACATAGAGGAGGACAATGATGAGCAGGACCAGAAGTGAGCGCCGGCGCGACCGGAAGTGGAAGGTACTGCTGGGCGTGAGCGCCTTTCTGGCGTGGGGCATTATCGGAGAGGTGGAGAACGGCGGCTCGCTGTGGCTGCTGCTTCTCGCGGGAGCCGCCCTGGTGGGCGCGTGGACAAGCTGTAAAGCCCTGGGGCTTTATAAATAAACAAACAAAAATTTTAATTTGAAGGAGTACACAATTATGAAAGAGATCAAAGTGAAACTGACGTTTACCGAGGCGGTTCTGGGCACCTGCCCCGGCGATCCTGACATCTACACGACGTTCATCGCCAGCAAGTCCCCGGATTCCAACACCATTGAGGACGAAGTGGCCGCCATCGGCGTGGACGGCGTGGTGGAGAAGGGCAAGACCATCTTCCCGAAGCTGGACGATGGAACGCCGTTCTTCTACGACTATCAGATCAAGGGGTTCTTTAAGGATACCTGCGGTGGGCTCCGGAAGGTCAAGGGTAGCGTGTCCAGCGGCATCAAGGCGTTCAAAAAAGAAATTGACAAATTGGTTTTTGTGGAACCCCGGAACATTCCCATTCTGTTTGACGGCGAAATGGGAGAGTGCTGCCGTCCTCTGCGGGCGCAGACGATGCAGGGAGAGCGCGTGAGCCTGGCGTTGTCAGAGCAGATTCCCGCGGGGGCAACGTGTGAGTTTACCATCATTCTTCTGTGCGACGACCATGAGAAAGCCGTGCGGGAGTGGCTGGACTACGGGCGGTTCTCCGGCATCGGCCAGTGGCGGAACAGCGGAAAAGGTCGGTTCCGCTGGGAGGAGATCGCGTAACGCAACGGTATAGACCTGCCGTGCAGAGACGTGCCCCGCGAAGCAAAGGCAAAGCGCAGTTGTGCATAGCGACGGTGTAGCGAGGATACGCATCGGTAGGCACGGCAACGGAACAGCTGTGTAGGGATATGTACTGTCAAGGGATAACTGAGCCATGACACGCATCGCAATGGATTGGCGTCGCAATGGAAAGCAGAGACACGCAGAGGAAAAGCATCGAATTGATACGCAGCGACAGGCAACGGCATTGGAGTGAACAGTGTTGCATTGCCCTGCGATGGGATAGCACGGAATAGATTTGCGTATAGGCGCACGGGACAGGAGAGAATATGGCGGGAATAAATCTTACGGCGGAGCAGGTATTCGCCATCAATATGGCGCTGGCGAAGGGGCAGCGGATAGAGATCATCCCCCTCAAGGATCGGATAAAGGTCGTCGCGGTAAAGCGGGACGAGCTGAAAACCAAATAGTGTACCCCGCCTAAGTCAGTTGGCGGGAAGGGCGGAGCGTCGTCGAGTGGTTCGGAAATTCCGAACAGCTTGGCGGCGCTCTTTTTATTTGCGGAGGAAGTGAGAAAACGTGACGGAACGAACGGTATACGGAAGCCGC